GGCATTATAAAGGTGGTAACTGTCAGACACTAGAAGAAGAGTTAGTGATGGTTCATCCTCCACACGATGATGTGAAAGATGCATTATCAAATGCAATGGCAATATCTTTAGTACCAAAGGTTAGAGGTCTCCAAGGTGGAGTAACTAGAAGCATGCCATTACCTACTCATAGTAGGTTTGGTGGTATAACAAATTAAGGAATAAATTATGGCAGGTGAAGTAGCTCAAATTGAAGCAGCAATTGGACAAGAGAATCTAGCGAAGGTACTTACTGGATTATATAACCAATGGTGGATTCAGCGTAATAGTAAAGAAGCAGAGTGGAGAGAGCTAAGAAACTATCTCTTTGCTACTGATACTACAACTACATCTAATAGTTCTTTACCATGGAAAAATAAAACTACTCTTCCTAAGTTAACTCAGATTAGAGATAATCTACATGCTAACTATATGGATGCATTGTTTCCTAATGATAACTGGATGAAATGGGAAGGTGCTTCTAGAGAAGATAGTGTAATTGCTAAACGTAAAGCTATTGAAGCTTACATGAAAACTAAACTAAAAGAATCTAAGTTTAGAGAAGAAATTAGTTTACTTGTATATGATTATATTGATTATGGTAATGCCTTTGGAGCAGTCGAATATATAAACGAAGAGCAAGAAGATAAAGAAACAGGTGAGATGATTACTACATATAATGGTCCTAAACTCAGAAGAGTATCTCCATTTGATATTGTATTTAATCCTGTAGCTACATCTTTTTCTAAGAGTCCTAAGTTTACTAGACATGTAACCTCTGTAGGAGAATTAAAGAAACAAGTAACTGAAAGACCAGATTTAGATTATGATAAAACTGCTTTTAATAAAGCATTAGATATTAGAAAGTCTATATCTATGTTTAGAGTAGAAGATGTAAATAAAGCAAGTGCTTTTATTGCAGATGGTTTTGGAACTCTACAAGAATACTATCAGTCAGGTATGGTTGAGATTATAGAATTTGAAGGTGACTTCTATGATAAAGATGAAGACAAACTACATGAAAATAGAATCATTACAATTATTGATAGAAGTTATATCTTACGTAATGTACCTAACCCTAGTTATATTGGTCATGATACTAAAGCACATGTTGCTTGGAGAAAGAGACCAGATAATCTATATGGAATGGGACCTCTAGATAACTTAGTAGGTATGCAGTATCGTATAGATCATTTAGAGAATGCTAAAGCAGATGCTATGGATTTAACTATTCATCCCCCTATGGTTATTAAGGGTGATGTAGAACCTTTTGAATGGGGACCAGAAACTACTATACATTTACAGGAAGATGGAGACATTAAGATGTTACCACCTAATCCTGCAGCATTTCAAGTTAATAATGAATTAGCTGCGTTAATGAATACTATGGAAGAGATGGCAGGTTCACCTAAAGAATCTATGGGTATTAGAACCCCAGGTGAGAAGACTGCTTTTGAAGTAAGTCAATTACAAAATGCTGCTGGTAGAATATTCCAGAACAAAGTTAATCAGTTTGAAGTTGAGTTCATGGAACCTCTTTTAAATGTAATGCTAGAAACAGCTAAACGTAATATTAGCCTTCCTGCATTAGCTAAGGTATATGATGATGATTTTGGAGTACAAGACTTCTTATCTGTAACTAAAGCAGACTTGACCTCTAGAGGAAAACTTAGACCAGTTGGAGCTAGACATTATGCTGCTAGAGCACAGCTCTTACAGAACGTTCTAGGGGTCTTTAACAGCCCTATTGGACAGATGATCTCTCCTCATGTATCACCTAAGATGTTAGCAGTTATGGTAGAAGAATATATGGGCTTTGATAGGTACGGATTTATTAAAGACAATGCTGCAATCTTTGAAATGGCAGAACAAGAAAAGATTAAGATGCAGATACAACAAGATTTGCAAGGACAACAGGAAGCTCCATCTATGGATGAACAAATGGTTAATCAACAAATTGATGAAGTAGATCAACAAGCTGATGCTATGATGGGTGAAGAAGACGTTGATATGCAATAGATAAGTTGAGGTATTACCTTGACTTTTACATGTAATTATGGTATAATTATAGTATGGATCTAAAAAGTGAAAAAGCAAAAGACTTAACTAAGAAACAAGTTTTTGATGAACTAAAATTATATATTGATGAACAACTTACTCTTTCTCAAAGGAAGTGTATGGATGAGGAGGGTTTTAAACTTCCTGCTTATAATGAGTATCAATCATATCAAAGAGGTTTACAGAAAGCTTTAACTAAACTATACAATTTAATACCCTGACCAAGGAGAACTAGATGAACGATGAAGTAGCAACACCTGTAACAGAAACACCTGTAGAGCCAAATACAACCGAGGCTGTACAACAAGATACTACACCAAAGGCATTTGAAATTCCGACAGAAGTTCAAGAGTTAGTTGGTGAGGGAAAAAAGTACCAGAGTCCAGAAGATGCACTTAAGTCTGTTCCTCATGCACAACAGCACATTCAAACTTTAGAGTCTGAACTTGCTGAAATAAAGGAAGAACTAACTAAGCGTAAGACTACTCAGGAATTACTAGATGAAATAAAGTCTGGAGTTCAGCCAGCCGCTCAGACCGAGCAGAATGCAGAGCTTAATCAAGATAACCTAATGGAACTAGTTAATCAAACTTTATCTATTAGAGAAAATAAGAAGACAGCTGAAGTCAATGCCAAGTCAGTAGCTAGTAAGTTTACTACTGAGTATGGTGATAAAGCTGAAGAAACTTATAACTCTGTAGCTAAGGAATTGAATCTAACTGTCCAGCAATTAAATGATCTGTCCGCAAAGACACCAGCATTAGTATTAAAAGTAGCAGGTTTAACTGCCACTAAAGCACCTTTAGGAAGTTCTCAAGGTACAGTTAATACTCAAGCTCTAGGTCAAAATGCACAACCATCTAGTTTATCTGCAAAGGTAGAAAGTGGTTCTACAAAAGACTTATTGAAAGCATGGGGTCGAGCAGGCGATAAAATAAAACAACAGTCTTAGGAGACTAAAAAAATGGCACAACTGACAAGTAATACTCCTGCCTTCATTGAAGCGCAGCAATATTCTCAGTTCATTCTTGATAACTTACACGACTATCTTCTTCCAGAAGGTATGTGGCGTGATGTAACAGACTTCGGTTCAGGTACAACACTAAACATTAAAACTGTCGGTACTGTAACACTTCAAGATGCAGCAGAGGATACACCTCTGAACTTTACTAACATTGACACAGGTACTATTACCCTAGCTATTACTGATTATATCGGTGATGCTTGGAAAGTATCTGATGATCTTCGTGAAGATGGTTCTCAGGTAGATACATTAATGGCTATGCGAGCTATGGAATCAACACGTGCTCTTGGTGAAAACCATGAATCACGATTCCTAGGTACAGCAAACGCAGGACAAGCAGCAGGACTTAACTTAGTAAATGCAAGACCTCATCGTTGGATCGCAGGTGGTGATGGTATAACTACAAGAAATATGTCTTTATCAGACTTTGTAGCTATGAAACTAGCATTTGACAAAGCAAACGCACCATCAGGTGGCAGAATTGCAATTGTTGATCCTATTGTAGAAGCAACACTTAACTCATTGATTTCACAAACATCAGTAATTAATAATACTCCGCAATTCCAAGGTATCGTTAATGAAGGTTTTGCTGCAAATCATCGTTTCGTAAGAAACATTATGGGTTGGGATATTTACACATCAAACTTTGTACCTACATTAACAGCTACTGAAGCTATTAATGCAGATCCTTATGATCTAGCAAATACAACTGCAGCTATTGGCGATAAAGCTAATATCTTTATGTGTGTTGCTGATGATTCATGTAAACCAGTTATGCATGCATGGAGACGTGCCCCACAAACTGAAGGATGGAGAGCAGAAGAAGAAAGAGGTGATAAATATCAAGTTACTTCTAGATTCGGATTTGGTGTTCAACGTCTTGATACTTTAGGTGTTATCTTAACAGATGACTCTACATACTAGGAGAAACATATGACTATCGAAATGGCTCCTAAAAGGGGCGTAGCAAATCACTACGGAGTTCGTACTACCAATAATAAATATGGTGGACAAGAGAACTCAGTAGGCATAGTTAAGTCAGCAGAATGGGAATTTAGTTATAATGACCTTCCTGTAGCACTTAATAGTAACCTTCCGCAGGTAATCCCTGCACTAGCAACAGTTGTTTCAGCTAAGCTTGTAGTAGACGCAGCATTTACATCTACTTCAACTACTACTGATTTAACAGTTGGTTTAGAACAGAAAGACGGAACTGACATCGATATTGATGGCTTACTTACAGCAGCTAATGCTGACCAAGCAGCAATTGGTACAGCAGGTAATGTAGTTACAGGTTCTGGAGCTTTAGTAGGTAAAACAATTGGTGCAGCAGCAGGGCAAGTTATTGTTGCCTCTTCTGCAGATGATCTACTTACTGGTTCAGCACGACTTGTCGTAGAGTATATTTACGATAAATAAGTAATACCTTGAGATGAGGGTACTCTTTCACGGGAGTGCCTTCTCTCTCCTAATTTAACACAAGGAAATAAAATGACAATTCAACATAACACTATTACTGGGAGCGACTTGCATGAGCCAAAGGGTGTAGCTGCAGCTGCTGCCAATAAAGTTTATGTGTCAAATGGTTCGTCTTCAGGAGCTTGGTCAACACTGACTACAAGCACTATGGCTTTACCTAAAGGAAAGACTCACTTCTATAATGTAGGTTCTCCATATACACATACATGGAATGCAGCACCTACAAAAGTAGCACCAACAACAATAGCTTCTGGTCTAGCAGTAGGAGTTACTGAAGCAACTACAGCAAGACTGACATATACCGCAGCACTTACGACAGTACTTAGACTAGACTTTGATATTACAGTTCAACATGCTGTTGGTTCTGATGTTCCAGTATCAGTAGCTATACATAAGAATGGTACGGTAATAGCAGGCTCTGAATCTTATGCTGATGTAGTAACTGCAGACGCTACTCATATATGTGGTTCTTGTTTAGTATCAGCTGCTACAAATGATTACTTTGAAGTATATGCAAACAATACAACAGGTGCAGGAGATATGACAGTATCTAAACTAGCACTAACACTTACAGCAACTTAGGATAAATTATGGCTAAAATGACTTTACTAGAGATTGTACAAGATATAATGTCAGACATGGATTCTGATAATGTCAACTCTATTAATGACAGTGTAGAAGCTTTACAAGTAGCTCAGATAGTTAAAACTACTTACTATAGTATCATTGATGGAGAGGACTATGCTTTCTTATATGAACTCTTTCAGATGACAGCAAGTGGTACTGATACTAGACCTACTCATATGAGTCTACCTGAAGATATTATTGACTTAAAATATGTTAAGTATAATAGTAAATTAACTGCTGGAGCTAAAGACTTATATAGAATAATTGAATATAAAAATCCAGAGGACTTTATGTATCTTACTGATGCTAGAGATAGTTTAGCTTCTACAGTTAAGAAGGTTACAGATCCTACAGGTATAACTATTAATATACTTAATAATAAACAACCACAGTACTTTACTTCTTTTGATGATGTTACAATGGTATTTGATTCTTATTTAGCTGCAGTAGACACTACACTACAGTCTACAAAGACTCAATGTCATGGTAAGAGATCTGTAGCTTTTACAGTATCTGATTCTTTTACACCTGATCTACCAATACAAATGTTTACATTTCTATTAGCTGAGGCTAAGTCTAGTGCCTTCTTAACATTAAAGCAAATGGCTAATCAAAAGGCAGAGATGACTTCTACTACACAAAGACGTAAGATGAGTCAGGAAGCTTGGAGACTACATGCTGAGAAGGGTATTATGTATCCAAACTATGGTAGAAATAGAGCAACTAAAAAGACACCTAACTACTAATGGAAACTTGGAATACTAAATCTTTTGTTAAGGGTGATGTGTACGGAGCTTCTAAGCCTAAGAAACTTAAACGGGGCATTACAGTAAGTACACTTAATAAACCTAAAGGTGGTCAGAAGTGGAAAATGATTTCAGGTAGTTTTAAAAAACAATTAAAAAAGGGGTAGTTTAGAATGGGATTTTTTGAGAAGACAGCAGCAGAACAGAGAGCATCACTAGGCAACTGGATTGTTGATGCATATAAAAAGGATAAAGTTAAAAGAGATAAGATTAAAGCAGATAAGAAAATTAAGAAAACATTTAAAGTAGATACCAAAGTAAAAGTCAACAAAGCACCTAGAGCTGTAAATAATGATAAAGGTTCATCTGCTCCTACATCTGGTGGTGGTTCACCTAGAGAAGTAGGTAAAAATGCAAAGGGTAAAACTTTTAGACCTCAGTATATGAAGAAGACTAGTGCAGTTGCACCTATTAAAATGAATACAGATGTATATAAAGCATCTACGTTTACACCTACTGATACAACAAAGGGTCCTGACATGAGTAGAGATGCAGGTATAAAAAATCGTGGTAGTGTAAGAAGAATTACTGAAGATACTAAATATGGTGGTATGCAGAAAAAAGAAGTAGAAGCTAAAACTACTACTAAGAAAGATAAGAATAAAAAGAAATATAGAACTAAAGTAACTATGCAATCAATGAGGGTAAAATATTAAAATGGAAATATCAAAAACATACAAAGCAGAAGGTAAAAGTTTACAAGCTTTTATAGCACCTAATACATCTCATTATAAATTACAATGGAGTACAGGTGGAAAAATACCAGCATCACTAGAAGGTATGTACACATCTTTGTTTTTTGTAGATACAGCTGTAACAAGTTATCTTAATAGCATTCCAAAAGAAAAAGTACAATTAGATCCTAAAGAGAAATGGGAAGCGAAACAAGCTAAAAAAACTAAGGAAGATTAATGGCTCAAAAGGGTGAAAAGGCTTTTAGGTCCTTTGTTAAGGGTCTAGTAACAGAAGCTAATCAGTTAACATTTCCAGAGAATGCTTCTATAGATGAAGCTAACTTTGTGCTTAATCGTGATGGTTCACGGTATAGACGCTTAGGTATGGATTATGAATCTGCTTATGCTAAAACAGCCACTGGTCTTACTGCTACTCAAATAGCAGAAAGTAAACAGTCCTTTCATCAATGGCAATCTCCAAGTGGAGATACTACAGTTGCCCTAGGTATAGTTCGTATTTACAATAAACTTTGGTTTATGAATATGTTAACTACTACACCTTCAGCTAATCTTAAAAATAGTGGAGCTGCTCTTGTTATTGGTGGTCTAAGTAATAGTGATATAGAAGTAACTGTTATTAATAATGATTGTATTATTGTTTCTAAAGATCTAACAAAACCTGTACTATTAAAATATAATAAGTCTACAGGTGCTGTAACATCTGAAGAGATAACAATTCAGAGTAGAGATTTATATGGTGTAAATGATGGTTTATTTATTGATACTCGTCCAGTTACTATATCAGCAACACATAAATATAACTTAAGAAATCAGGGTTGGAATAGTAATATTGTATCTGTGATTCCTGATGCGGGATCTCTAGAAGATGCTATTGATGCTACGTTTACTGAGACTGGTACATATCCAAGTAATGCAGATAACTGGACACTAGGTAAAGTATCTAATGTATCAGATGATAATTATGAGAAGTATGATCCAGAATCTTTAATTAAGAATTCTCAATCTAATTATCAGATAGCTAAAGGTTCTTATATAATTGATGCCTTTAATAGAGGAACCTCTAGAACATCTAAGTCTGGAGTAAGTGGACTACCAGCTGATTCTGAACAAGGAAGAATTACTACTGTTGCTTCTTATGCACAACGTATATTCTATTCTGGTATAGAATCAAATGTATCTGGACCTGATAGTAGAAGTCCTAATTACTCAGGCTATGTATTCTTTTCTAAAGTTGTTAGAAATCAAGATGATTTAAATGTATGTTATCAGGAAGCTGATCCTACAGATCCCGGCATTAACGATCTAATAGATACTGATGGGGGTTCTATACAGATACCAGAGATAACTAGAGTAGTTAAGATTGTAGCCTCACAAGCTTCTATCCTTGTTTTTGCAGAGAATGGAGTATGGGAAATATTTGGAGATACTGGTGGATTTATTGCTACCTCATTCCAGGCTAGTAAAATATCTACTAATGGTATTTTTAATGCTAATGCTGTAGTAAATGTAAATGGTAACTTTATATACTGGTCAAGAGCAGGTATCTATATACTTAAACCTGAATCAGTTTCAAGTAGGTTTGCTGCTGAATCTATATCATTAACTTCTATTCAATCTTTATACTTAAATATACCTGAGTTAGGTAAGAATAATGTAAAAGGTTTTTATGATGAGAAAGAAAACAGAGTAAGATTTTTATATAATGATTTAGCTTCTTATTCAGAAACAAACTATATTAATAAATATAATAAAGAGTTAATATATGATTTAACTCTACAAGCTTGGTATAAGAATGAAATATCAGATCTGGCAAGTGCCTCACCTTTTGTAGCAGATTATGTAGACATACCTGGATACTCAATAGCTATTAGAGAAGAGTCTGTAGTAGCTGGAGTTGAAAGTGTTATAAATAGTGCCTCTGCTGCCGTAGTAATAAATGATGATATACCAGTTAATAGAAGTTCCCAGTTTAGTTTCTTAACTATATCAGGTACAGACTTTACATTATCTAAGTATAATGGTAGTGACTTCTTAGATTGGAAAACACAAGATACAGTAGGAATTGATTACTCAAGTTACATAGTTACAGGTTATGAATTGTTTGGTGATATAATGAGAGAGAAACAGATACCTTACTTATTCATGTATCTACAACAAACTGAGAGTGGGTTTAAAGCATCAGGATCTAGTTTTGTATTCATTAATCCATCTTCTTGTCTAGTACAAGCTCAATGGAATTGGGCAGACTCTGCAGCTAGTGGTAAATGGGGACCTGAGTTTCAAGCCTATAGACTATTAAGAAACTATACTCCGTCTGGAGCAGCTTCTACATGGGATAGTGGAGACAGTATGGTAGTAACTAAAAATAAACTAAGAGGTTCAGGGAAGTGTATAAGTTTATTTATTAAATCTGAGTCAGGAAAGGATATGAGATTGTTAGGGTGGGGACATCCAGTCACTATGTTATCAACTCAGTAATATATGGAAATATTGTACGAAGAAAAAGAGAATGGTTTTATAGGTGTAACATGGAATGAAGAGCTTAATGATTGGGTAATGCATATTGAATGTCATTCCTGGAGTCATAACAAGTTTAAGAGATACTTAAAAGGTTTAGAGATTGCTAAACAAAAGCTTAGAGACAAAGGTATTACACATGTCCTAGGTATTTGTGAGACAAAGAAAGAAAGAAAGTTTAACATTGTATTTGGGGCTAAAGCAATACCTAATGGAGTGTTATTAACAGAAGATGGTACATTAAATTATTTAACAAAACTGGAGATATAGTATGGGTAGTACAGTCAAAAAAGTAGCCAAGGTAGCTATAGTAGCAGCGGCAGCTTACTATGGAGGTAGTGCTCTTATGTCTGCTTATGGTGGTGGTGGTGCTGCGGTAGCTAGTAATTCAATGATGACTACATTAGCAGCAGGAGGAGCTGGAACAGCTGCAGCAGGTATGTCTATGAGTACAGCGTTATCAATAGGTGGTATGGGTATGCAAGCCATGGGTAACATACAATCTATGAAATACCAGAAACAACAAAGTGGACTTCAAGCACAACAGGTAGAGATGAAGAATAAGTCTGATGCTGCGGCTGGAAGATACAAAGCTTTACTATCGAAAAGAAGTAGGATTGAGAACATGAGAGTAGCTCGTATTAAACAAGGTGGTATTGAAGCCGCTACTGCAGGTGCAGGTTTAGGTGCTACAGGAACATCAGCCTTTACAGGAGCTATTGGCTCTATTGGTACACAGACATCAGCTAATCTAGGAGCTATTAATGTAGCTGAAGGTTATGGGTCTACAATAGGTCAATATAATCTAGCTGCTGCTAATCTAGGTAGTGCTGCTAATACAGCAGGATCTAATGCAAGTATGTGGACTGAAACAGCCTCATTAGGTAATGATCTATTTGAAGGTTCTGAGCAAATTAGTAATCTATTTAAAGGGTAACTATGGTAAATGATGGATCTAATGGATTTGTTGAAGGAGAGTTAATACCGGGACCTGAAGAGAACCCTATTAATTTATCTCAAGAATCTGAAAAAGAACAGTCTGATAATAACTTCTATGCTACTGGTGTTAAGGCACTTGAAAGTCCAGACGGTGTAGAAAGAGTTGGTCAAATGTTTGATCAAGTAGAAGAAGAGTATAAGACTCAAGGCTATTCTGCGTTAGTAAATCAAGTTCGTTCTGAATTTCTAGAAGAACAGAATCTAGAAAACAAAGAAGCTATGCAAGCTTTAATTGATGATCCTACTCTGACTAAAGACCAGAAGAGACCTCTATTAAAAAACTATGTCTATGGCTTTGAACCTAGTAGTGAACTAAAAGATAAGTATATAAAAACAACTTCTAATCTAGCTATTCAAGATATGGAAGGTGATGAAGTACTAGAAATGGATTTGAGTATTGATAAAGTAAACCTTATTCAAGAATCTCAGAAACTAGGAATATCTTTTCAGAAACAAATTCAAGCTATTAAACTAGGTGATCCTCAAGGAAACTATCTAAATTCAGATCCAGCACTAGCATTAAAGAAACTAGGAGAACTACAACCTGGATTCCTACAGTTCTTAGATATGTCAGATGAAGAGTTAGAAGCTGATGAAGGCTTTTTCTATAGACTAGGTAAGAACGTTTTACAAGTAGTTAATGCTTTAGCTGTTGAACTACCTCCATATGTATTTGAATTACTAAGTGTTCCAGCTGCACAGTCAGGTTCTGCTTCAGGATTCCTAGATGAAACTCCAGAGTTAGAAGAAGCTAGAAAGTCATGGACAGCTACAAGAGAACATGTAAGAAAACTATATCAACAAGAACCAGAGAAAGTCTGGGGTATATTTAATGACTATGAAGGAGTAGGTGGACTAGGTGATGCTGCTCTTAATTGGAGAGACTTCTGGCATACAGTATTGACTGTAGGTGGTCTAGTTGCTAGTGAAGAAGAATTTGATAACTTCATAGCTAAAGAATCTTGGACACAATCTACTTTTGA